CAAGCGTTCCACGCCAACCAGATTCGCGTCGTCGTATATACCCCTCCGAACACGGCCGCAACAAAGAAGTTCACCATCGTTCCCAGATAAAATCCGTACTTGATGGTGTCAACGATCAAGGAACATCCCCATGCACACGAGAGGATTCCCAACCAACCGCTGTCGAAGAGTCTAACGTAGAGCGTCATTCCGGCACCAGCCCAGGAAACGAGTTCCGTCCACACTCTCCGAAGTTCCGGAGACATCCAATCAGGCCTAACCATTGGTGCAGCCGCCTCCAATTGGGGAGGGACTATCGACACAGGCGGTCTTTGCCTCATTCGCCTTAACGTCTTGCGATGCTGGATCTCTGAAGATAACATCTTCGAAAGGAATTTGGGACCGTCCTGCCCCTGGAATTGCCGCACACTCCTCCAGTATACGCTCATCCCAAGTTTCAATGTCCGGAACAACTCATCGGACGTGAAATCCACGCGCGTCATCAGCAGCAATTCCTCTAAAACTTCTTTCCACAATTTCTTCCGATTGATGAATTTCCTCTCTTCAACGAGACGGGGGAAGTCCCCCCCAAGATATTTTCCGGAATCGATCCCGGCAACGTCAACTGTCCTGGTCGGGCACGTCCACACCGTCCTCGTTCCATCAAGCGACTCCGCCCAGGAATGTAGCGACCGGAGATCACCGCAATCCGCACATCGCGGCATCTTGGCTTCCATCTCAAGTCGTTCGTGTTCCCGGTCGTAGTGGATCCGAAACTTCTCCCTCATGTACTGGATCAGCGCCCGCCTATCATCCGTTTTCCAGAACGTTTCCATATGCGCGTGATCAAAGTCATTTGGGTTCATCGATTTATACCTCTGGACTTCGAAGTCCCAGGCGTTTGTCCCGACTTGCACCTTCGTCGGATCCAATCGATGATCGGTCTCACTGTATTGGTATTCTTCTTTTAGGGTCACCAGAATCCGGAACTTAATCCGGCCCCAGAAGTGCGACACGTCTTTCGACTTCCCTTTAGCGCCGGCATCTTCCAAATTCGTCGTGTAGTAGACCGCAAGCGGTCTCACGTACACTCGCCCCTTGTCACTCAAGTCGGCCAAATTCGCTATCATCGGAGCGCAATTCACGATCTTGTTGAAATCGGCGATGTGGCCCGCATTTTGCATCGTTGGCGGGGCGGGGTTCTTGTCCGGATCATCGAAAAGGATCCCAG